AAGTGGGCTGGTCATCACAACACTATAGGCAAGACTGACCTAGCTAAAGAGTTTCACGACAGATGTGAAGGAGACTGTGGATGCCAGCACAAGATTGGTCCAGGGTGGGTCGTAAGAAAAGGGGACAAGATTCCTCCGATGCAAACTCAGTCTCCATAGCAGAAGTAGTTAGACACTTCGGAGGAGAAGTAAAAGAGGGGCGCAATATCTCAGTGCGTTGCTGTATGCATAGCGACACTCGTAAGAGTGCAGTCATAGATACATACAACAACTTATATTATTGTCATACCTGTGGTAAGGGTGGCAATGCAGTCAATGTCATTATGGAATTAGAGAATGTGGGGTTTAAGGATGCTCTCGCAAGGGCAGGAGAAATTGTTACAGGAGGCAGCGCATCATTACGCTCAGGCAATAAGCGACGAGGCGTTAGCCTACCTCGCAGGACGTGGAATATCTGAGGAGACTGCTGCTAGGTTTCGTCTTGGTACTATCACCGATCCGATAGAAGGACATCAAGGCTATGAGGGTTGGATTGCGATACCTTATTTCACAGCTTTAGATTTGTGTGTTGGCTTTAAGTTTAGAAGATTAGACGATGGCAAGCCTAAGTATGGTGCGCCTGTTGGTCAGAAGAGCCACCTCTTTAATGTGATTGCAACTCTGTCTCCTACCAAGTCTATCGTTATCTGTGAGGGTGAGTTCGATGCGATAGTTATGGAGGCTAACTGCGGGATACCAGCAGTAGGAGTTCCTGGGGTAGCAGCTTGGAAACCCTTCTATAATAAGCTATTTAATGGCTTTGATATGGTATATATTGTCGGAGACAATGATGTCAAAGAAGACGGAACTAATCCTGGAGCTGAGTTCTCTCGCCGCGTGGCGAGCGAGGTAAGTAACTCTCAGATTGTTACACTACCACCAGGATTGGATATAACAGATTTTTACTTAGCCAATGGTAAAGACGTAACAGCCAACCTAGTAGGAGGAGTTAGATGAGTGAGTACAAAGAAGGAATTGATGCAGATGGCAGAGTTTCTGAAGGAATTGGGGATGGTAATAGTCTCCATCGATTACAAGAATGGTTTGATTACAGTCAAACCGATTCCGACAAGAGATTAGATTCGGAGTTCGTTGCTAATGTCTGGCGAATCCTTGACACAGCAGGTAATCTGCTCATCCGCAAACATAAAGATTATGGTCCAAAGAACATCTCTCACAGTCCAGGTGGAGCACTCAACGGATTACGAGTGCGTATGCACGACAAGGTGTGCTAGAGAAGTTTATCCTTATGATGTCTATGATGTCATTGAACTATACAAGGCTAAGATTATTGACCTTAATGAAGCGCGTTATCTATCTGCTGAATGTATGAACTCTAGTATGTTCTTCGAGAAGAAACCTAATGACTGATATCCACCCAGCTATTCTTGATATAGCTCCAAGCGTAGCTACTGCTATCTGTCGTAGGTTTCGTGGCTATGTAGATAGAGAAGATATAGTTCAAGAGTGCTACTCCTGGTATCTCTCACGATCTGCCCACTACGATACTCTTCTTGGTGAAGAGAACACCATACAGAAAGTCATCAACGAAAAGCGTATAGCTTGGCAGATGAAGCGCCACTGCGAGCGCTATGCTCGCAAAGAAAAGGCTGTTCGTAGCGGATATAAACCTGGAGATGAAGCCTTCTACGATACAGTAATTATCGCCCAACTTCTCCCTCACGTCATCGCCTCCGTTGTAGATAATACAGTCTTAGAACAAGCTCAGAACCTTATCAATGATGGACAACCAAAGAAGCAGTCTGCTCCTGCTGAA